TGAAGATTGGGAAGCGTATACATGGAAATCATCGACAGTCCTTCCGCCCGCTGTAATCGCCGCTGCGAAAATGGACCTTGATCAATTATCCTACGAACAGGAATATGAAGCGTCATTTGTAAATTTTCAGGGAAGGGCGTATTATCCGTTCGAAGAATCCATACATTGTGCGAATTTGCGCGATCGATACAATCCGCGTGGCGATTTGGTATTATGTATGGACTTCAACGTTAACCCGGGAACGGCGGTTATCGCGCAGGAAATGGAGCTTCCGCTAATCAAGTCCGGGCTGGCTCCGATAAAGATCGGCGGCGCGGAATTGCTGGGAAATATGCTGGCGCCACCAACTAGCGGAACTGGGGTAATAGGCGAAGTGCACATACCGAACAACAGTAATACGCCAGCGGTTATCCGTAAATTTATCAAGGATTGGGGTCGCCATGAAGGGCGGGTTTTTGTTTACGGTGATGCGACAGGTGGCGCTAGGAAGACTTCCGCAACAGAAGGCTCAGACTGGGATTTGGTGAAGAATGGGCTTTATGACCATTTCGGCAGCGATCGTATCTTTATCCGTGTACCGCCATCCAATCCTAGCGAGCGATCGCGCGTGAATGCTGTGAATACGCGCCTGAAATCCGGTTCTGATGAAGTTCACATGATGGTTGATCCGGTAGCCGCGCCGAATGTTGTAAAAGATTTCGAAGGTGTTCGATTGCTTGAAGGTGGATCGGGCGAAATTGATAAAAAACATGACCCCGAACTTACACATCTAACAGACGGACTTGGTTATTACATTGTGAAAGAATATCCAGTTCGTAAAACTGACGCCACGTCGGAGCTTCTTTATCTATGAGTCAACAACGCAATCCCGTTGCTGTACCCATCGCCCAATATACGGCCATGCAACCGAACTGGACGATGGTCGATTCATTGTGGGGCGGAACCCGGGCCATGCGGCTTGCCGGTAAGCGATTCCTTCCGCAAATGCCGGATGAACCTGAAGGGGCGTATAAAGCGCGCCTTAGACAGTCGGTGTTGACGAACTATTACCGGGATACGGTCGAAAAGCTTGTGGCCAAACCACTGAAGCAGCAGATCGTGTTGAAGGACGACGTTCCTGTTCGCGTTCAAAAATTCTCGGACAATATCGACGGTCAAGGAACCGATATCGACACGTTCACCAAGCAGATCGGCGAAGCGGCGATGCATCACGGCGTGACGTATGTTCTGGTTGATTATCCGCAGGCCGATCCTGAAGCGACAGTGGAACAGGAAAATGTGCTGGCGATACGGCCGTACGCTGTACACTATAATGCAACTCAGATCATAGGCTGGAAATCCGAAGTCCGCAATGGTCAGCGCATTCTTACGCAAGTACGTATTCTGGAAGAATCATATGAAGATACCGATGAATTCGAACAAACGCTGGTAAAGCGCATACGTGTACTTGAACCGGGTTTTTATCGGCTGTTTGAATTGCAAAAAAATCAGGACGGTTCCGAAGATTGGGTAATGACCGAAGACTACGAAGTGAAAGTGGGCGGGGAAATGATCGATTTCATTCCGTTAGTCGCCGTCTACGCAAACCAAACAGGATTCATGACAGCTGATCCAGCCATGCTAGATTTGGCGTTTCTGAACATAGCGCACTGGCAATCGGACAGCGATCAGCGCAACATTCTTCATGTGGCGCGGGTGCCGATATTGTTTGCTTCTGGTCTGGGTGATCAAGACAATGCTATATCGCGGCTAAATATCGGCGCGACAACGTATATCAAGGGACAACTGAATTCGAAGCTTGAATATGTTGAACATTCTGGTTCAGGTATCGAAGCCGGCCGCAATGATCTTCAGGACCTTGAAGCGCGAATGGCACAGATGGGCCTGAATATGCTGATCAAGGGCAATAATCGCAGCGGCAGCGCAACAGCTACCGCGCGCGTCTTGGATCAGTCAGAAGCCGATTCACCGCTATCGATGTTTGCCCGGGAACTGGAACGCGCACTGGGACTTATTTTCGATTATTTTGGTGTATTTCTCGGTCTGGGTAGCGACGCCGGCGGCACTGTTGAATTGTTCAAAGATTTCAGCTTGACAATGCGCGACGCCGAAGATATCAAGGAACTGGGCAACATGCGGGCGCGCGGAGATATTTCGCAGATCACGTATTGGCAGGAATTGCAGCGCCGCGGCCTGTTGTCGGATGATTTCGACGCGCAAACAGAAGTAGATTTGCTTGATCTTGAATCACCCGGCCATTTGGGAATGACCGAAGATGAACTTGAATCCGGCAATATGCCGGGCGACGTGACAGGCGAGGCTGATGGCCATACGCACACTTTACAGTCTGGCGGATGGACAAATGTGGTCGACGGACACCGCCACAAATGGGAGCGGACGGCGGCCATGACCGGCGAAGCAGGGGAACCGGCGCACAAACATGATCTGGGTGTGGTTGAGCGTGATCCGGGCAGTGTAAAAACCCCTGATCAGTCACCAACTGGACAGGAACCAGTGGAGAATGCACAATGATCGTCAAGCGCGGCAGTAAGTACTGCCTTATTTCAAAGTCGACTGGTCGCAATCTGGGGTGCTACCCGACAAAGAAAGGCGCCGAAAAACGCGAACGACAGGTTCAATTCTTCAAACATAAGGGTGGGAAATAATGGGCTGTGGCTGCGGTGGTCGAAACGGGAAACCGAACACGGCGCCGAAGCCGCGTCCGCCATCGCCAAAATAAAAGGCTTTTCACTATGCCTGATAATGTTTCTACCAAAATACTTGACGACCTGACCGAATATGATGTACAAAAGACAAAGGTCGAAGCAGGCTTGCGTCGCAGGATCGCGGCGCGCATGGATGAACTTGAAAGGGAACTTCGTCGATTGACGGAAGAAATCGACCCGGCAGGGACGCCGCGCACGGATGCGCGCAGGCGGCGAACAGAAAAACTTCAAGCTGCCAGTCGCGAAGCGATACGACAAGCGTACGCTGACATGAATACGATCACACGTCAGGCCGGTGTTCAAATGGCTAATACCGAATCGCAGAGTGTGATTGCTGCTATGGAAGCAAACATACCATGACAAACGACGATCTTATTGCACAGCTGGATAATTTGACGATAGAAGACTGGGTGACCATTGTTGGTCAATCAGCAGATACCCGTTTTCGGTCGCTTAAACACATGAATAGCAATGCGGGGACATTTCACACTATTTCCCGCGAATGCATTCGTCTTCGAAAAATCCTGAAGCGCATAACGATCGGATGATGAATGGCGCAAGAAATCCCGTTTACAGGAAAAACGCTTGATCCGGCGACCGCACGGGCAATTGCTGATGACGTTCTGATTCAGGGCGCACGACCGGTGACATGGTGGCGCCGGCAGGCGAATGACCTTCACCAAAAATTCATGGATCAGGTTCGCATATCCCTTGAATCCGGCGAAGGCATCGATAAGCTTCGCAAACGAATTGGTGGCGGCACGATCGACGGTGTTCAGGTACCCGGGATCATGCAGGCTTCAAAGGCGAACGCTGAAACATTGGCACGAACCGCGGTCAATAAAGTAACGAATGAAGCGCGACTCCGCACATTCGAAGAAAACACCGATGTTGTAAAGGGGCTGAAACAAGTCAGCACATTAGATAATCGTACATCGGTTATCTGCGCCGCATATGATGGGCAAACGTGGTCATTGCCCGACTATGAGCCTATTACGCCGTCTACACTGCCGTTCAACAACGGTCCGCCGCGGCATTTCAATTGCCGGTCGACTACAGTCCCAATCCTTAAAAGCTGGGAAGAATTAGGCATTCCTGCAAAAGAACTATCGCCGTCGACCCGGGCTAGTATGGATGGGCAAGTTCCGGCCGATCAGACCTTCGCGGCATTTCTTAAGAAAAAGGGGACAACGTTCCAAAATAAATTGCTTGGACCTGTTCGCGCGCGGTTATGGCGCACAGGGAAAATAACCCTACAACAGATGCTTGATTTCCGTGGACAACCGCTGTCACCAGATGATCTTCAGCAGATAGTGCGGAAGAACCGGGCAGCTGCGCAGGCCGCCGCCGCGCAAGTTAGCGTCACACCGCGGCCGGCGGAACCGGTACAGGTGCCCGATTTCAAGAATAGCGCGGAAGCCGAACGTTGGTTTTCGGAAAACATGCTGCGCAAGGATAATACCGGTCTGGGCTGGATCAATTCATACGATCGCCG